AGATTTATATTACTTGTTGAGTCTACAAAATCATCAGTACCATCTAACTCTAGAGAAGAGGCACCAAATTTTGCTTGATCAGTTGAAAGTGCAGCATTACCTGAAGCTGAAAATTCAGGACCCGTTCCATTGAAAAGTTGTACATCTGCGTTTGCAGTAATTGAAACAGAACCTAGACTAGAAGTTATTTCTTGACCAGTAACGATTGCATCAGGTGAAGGATCTACTGTTCCTTCTTCTGCAGTCATTGCTTCACCAATAACTGAAGCATTAGCATCTGCTGTTACAGTTAAACTTCCTATTCCTGCTGTTAATAATTCACCTGTTACACCTATATCAGCACCTGCAGTAACCGTGCCAAGTCCTAATGCTGCAGACATTCCAATACCAACAACGGAAGCGTCTGGAGAAGGATCCACTATTCCTTCTTCTGCAGTCATTGTTTCACCAGTAACTGAAGCAAATGTATGTGCATCTAATACAGCTGTTCCAAGATTAGCTGTTATGGCTTGTCCTGTTAGATCAACATTAGCTTGTCCTGTTGTAGAAACTGAATCTAAATTAGCAGATAAAGCTTCACCTGTTGGAAATACAACAACTCCTGCAAAAATACCAACATTACCTTCAGTGATAGTTATTGGCTGACCTGTTAAAGAAACATTTACATCAATTACTATATTTGGAGATGTTTCTGCTATAGTAAGTTCTTGACCTGTTACTTGAACATTAATACTTTGTGATCCAGTTGCAGCAAAAGGACTTTCTGCAAAAGCTGTTATTCCAAACGCCATGATAGATTAAATTTCCTCTAGCTTGAACTTATATTTTTTGCCAGATTTATTATTTAGTATGTAAAGATCTTCAGCACCCTCTTGAATAGTCCAATTACCTTTAGTGCCATCAACTGCATTACCTTCAGATTTTGCTTCGTTAGATAAATGCAAGTCACCTGTATATAAATTTCTCCAAACGTTTCCTGATGCACCTAAGTCATAAGTATCTGTTGCTCCTGGTGTAATATGCCCTGCAACAGCAGCGGCACCCGTTACAGTTAAAGTAGATCCATCAAAAGTTAAATTAGCTTCACCATTTAAACCATCAGTTCCTGTGTAAGTTGCTAATCTATTGTTTGCTCCATTAGCAGTAGAGGTAATTGCTGCTGCTGCAATAGATTTATAAGTTTGGTCACCTGCTAAAAAAGTTGATGATGAAGCTGTACCACTTCCAAGTCTTGCAGTTGGTACTGTGCCACTTCCTAGGTTACTTGCATTTAAAGCTGTTAAAGCACTACCATTAAGTGCGGGTAATGTGGATGGAAATCTTGCATCTGGCACAGTTCCCGAACTTAAATTTGAAGCATTTAATGAAGACCCATCAATGAATCCACTATCATTATTAAATCCTGAGATTGCAATATTTCCTTTTGTAAGTTTTTTCTGTGCATTAGCACTATCTACAACAGCAAAGAAATCTCCATCAGCGTCTGATGTAGAGGTTGCAAGTTCTGATAAATCTACGTTTAATGTAACATCACCTGTAGTTCCTCCGCCATCTAATAATGTACCTGCAGTTACACCTGTAATGTCTCCAACATTTATAGAACCACCTAATGATGTAGATGACCCATTAATTGTAATTGCACTATTAGCTAATGCTGAATTTGGAATAGCACTTAATCTTGCATTAGGAACTGTTCCTGAATCTAAATTTGAAGCATTTAAAGAAGAACCATCAATAAATCCACTATCATTATTAAATCCTGAGATTGCAATATTTCCTTTAGTTAATTTTTTCTGTGCATTAGCACTATCTACAACAGCAAAGAAATCTCCATCAGCGTCTGATGTAGATGTAGTTAATTCTGAAAGATCAACATCTATTTGATCTGCTTGAACATCAATTAAGTTTCCGGCTCCCACATTTAATGTAACATCTCCAGAAGCCCCACCACCTGTTAAACCATTTCCTGCTGTAACACCTGTAATATCTCCAGTGGTTGGAGTTTGATATTCTAAAGCAGTTCCAGCTCCATTAACTGCAAGAACTTGGTTTGCAGTTCCAATAGCTGTTAAACCTGTACCACCTTTTGTTGTTGGTACTGTTGGTAACCTATCTGATGATAAAGTTCCTGAAGCAACGTTTGAAGCATTAAGTGCTGTTAAAGCTGAACCATTTGCTGCTGGAAGTGTTGCAGGAAACCTTGCGTCAGGTACTGTACCTGAAGCTAAATCGTCTGCATCTAAGTTTGTTAAGTTTGCTCCGCTAATTGCAGGGAGTGTTGCTGGAAATCTTGCATCAGGAACCGTTCCTGAAGATAAGTTAGAAGCATTTAAAGAAGATCCATCAATGAATCCACTGTCATTGTTAAAACCTGATATAGCTATATTTGTTTTTGTTAATTTTTTTTGAGCATTTGCTGAATCTATTACAGCGAAAAAATCTCCGTCTGCATTAGATGTTGAAGTAGTTAATTCTGATAAATCTACATCAACTGTTGGTGTAGCACCTTCTCCAGTATTATTTTGTAAATCAATTAAAGCTCCAGCAGTTAAATTTTGTACATAATCTCCTGTTGTATTAGTTCCTAAAGCAGCAGTATTTAAGGTTGCAAGAGATCCTAATCCTAATGTCGTTCTTTGTGCTGCAGCATCCGCATCATCTAGTAAAGCTTTACCTGCAGTTGTTAAATCAAAAGTTCCTGCAGTTCCTGAACCTGTAAATTGAATACCTTTATCTGCTGCTGAAGTTAATCCTCCAATTGCAGCAAGTTCTGCATCTAATCTTGCATTATCTACAGTTCCACTTGCAAGGTTACTTGCATTTAAATTTGTTAGTGCTGAACCATTTACTGCTGGTAAAGTTGCAGGAAACCTTGCATCAGGTAAAGTTCCTGAAGCTAAATTATCTGCATTTAAATTTGTTAAGTTAGACCCATTGTTTGCAACAATGTTTCCACTTGAATCTAGTATAACTGCTTTAGATGCAGGAAGGGTACAGAAAACATCTTTAGTACCTGAAGAAAAATTTACTGCAGAATCACTATTAGATGATGATATAATTGTAGTTCTAGCTAAAGTGCCAGCTGCTACTGTTCCAAGCCCTACTTCAAATTCTCCATTCTCATTTACAATTGTATAATAAGTTGTGTTTGTATTTCCAATTGCTGATGAAAAAGTTTCAAATCCTAATACGGCTCCTGCAAGAGTAAATGTGCCTGTACCAGTAGTGGTAGAGGTTTCTTTGACTCTATCATTTACGACTAATGCCATCTAGACCTCCTTAATTAGCCGGAGATTCTTAATATAGCTGCTGCTGTAGTAAATGCTGGAAACTGAATTGTAAAAGTTCCTGATGTAGCTGTTTTATCTGCTCCAAAATCTAAAACTGCAACTGCTGCATTAGTAACTGCAGAAGATGTGTTATAAATTAATGCACCTCTAGCTGTCAACGTTACACCAGTAAATGATAAATCTGCAAAGTCAACAATTGCAACACCTGATGCAATTGAAGTATTTTGACCTGCTAGATCTCCACCACCTGATGCGTAAGTACCTGAGTTCGCAACTTCGTTAGTAGTTGTAAATGAAGTAGTCGCTGAGTTTAGAGTTGCTGAAGAAGTATAAAGAGCTAGTTTAAAAACATCACCACCAGATGAAGAAAAATTTTGATCTCCTTCTAATAATTGTTTCTTGAATGCATTTGCAATCGCTTGTGTTATAGCCATAATTTATCTCCTAGTTTTTATTTTCCGCCGACTCGAGGAACACCTGATTGATATTCATCTCGTCTTCGTCTTCCCATTTGTTCAATAGAGAAGCCTTCAACTACTTGTTTATACTTTCCTTCGTATAATTGCAAGAGATCATTTGGCCCCTTTAAAAAAGAAAATGCTTCCGTTAAGCATGCATATAAAAGTCCATTGGGAAAATTTGTACTGATATATGTAGTCGTATTTGTAGCAGATAAACCAGGGTCTTTCAAGATATAATTTAACTGAATTTCATAAGTAGCATCTGGTGTAGGGGCTACTACAATTTTTTGCTCATCCCACA